CTTAAAACCTTTGAGACTTTCGGCAAAGGATGGACGCGAAGAAATAAAGAAACTCTTGAAACAGCTCTTGAGATGGCTACAAAACCTGTATAGAAATATCGAGTGGGTGGCTATCATCACAAGATAAAATCGACTTGCCGTGGGTAGTGCAACGGCGGTTGTTTAGCCTAGGATGACGTTGCTACCAAATGTGCCAGCATTCCTTTCAACGGCCACCCACACGACTTCAAAATATAATTGCGACCAGGGCCATTACGGCAATGCCACTGGCAAAGCCTGCAAACGCGCCGACCGCGCCTGCAATCTCAATTTTCTTTTCCATTTCCTCTTCGCTCATAGCGTTCCCCCTACCTTAGTTTTTTTCTTTATGCTGCGCTGATGATCCTGCCATTTGGCTGCGTAGATTAACTCGTGCTTTACGGCGTAATCCAGATCGCTCTGAAGTATGTCACGAAACCGATTCTTTAGCTTTCTTTTGTAATGGCCCTTTGAAGTATCTCGCCTAATGCGAACAGGCTCTCTAGCTGCTGCTTGAGGTTGTGCCGGTTCTGTTTTTTTGCAGTCTCGATCATGATTGATAATTGACGTTGGCTTCGGGCCAATGCCTGCTTGCCTTCTTGGTTCATCGCTTTTCTGCCTTCCATCGATAAATTTTATCCCGTATTTTTTTGCGATCTCAACAACAGTTTTATACGGTATCGACATAAGAGCAGATGCTTCTTTCTTTGTCAGCTTCATTTCTGCTGCCTTGATGCACTTGATAACATCTTTACCGGTCATTTCTTTTTCCTTCCGTCTAGCTCCCAGGTGATATTGTACTTGCGGCAGAACGCGCTGAGTAAAGCCTGCGACATCTCTAGTTTTTCAGCCGCCTTCACTTGTGTTACTTCTCCAGCAAGATCTTCAACCACGCCAATCAGCTCCCGCTTTTGACGCGCCTTCATTTGTTTCCAGGTCTCCATCATTCTTTTCCTAACTGTGCGCCCAATACCTTGAGGCAATTCTTGTATCGCTTGTCGATCTCTTCTTTGAACCCATCGGAAAGCGTATCGATTGACTGTTGGTTCTGCTCGATCAGTTCACGCAGCAATGTCATTCGTTCCCGTGGCGGGATAACGGTCCCCTCTTTGGTGGCTTCCAGTTTGGTATAGGCTGCAATGAGCTTGATGAGGTTGGCGGTAAACTCTTGCGCGTCTCCCGATCCTTTCTCTTGCCCAATATGGTTTTTCAGCGTGAGCAGATCTCCGGCTGGTGGTGCTGGTGGCGGCTGCGTAGATTGAGCCTGCTGGCTTTGTGCTGCTGCCTTGCGCGGTACAGCATCGATCTCATTGAGGCTGGCATATGTCCCACCATGCAGGCCAATAGAAGCTAGTGCGCGGCCTATGGCGCTGGTCTCTGCGTTCTCCAGGGCGCTTGTCTTGTTGACGTTACCCTGGCCCCTGATTTCTTCAGCCATGCCAGAGCCGACAACCATCCCGGCGCTGTTGGTTATTGATGCCTTGACCACAACTCGCTTGCCATCGTCTGTTAGGATCTCGGTGTTGATCCCGTGATCGGTTCCGAATGCTTTGCGGAATGCTTCAACACGCACAAACACCTCTGTGTATTTCTTGCCGCCGCGCTGCGTGACGCCGTGGGTGCGATTAAGATCGTTCACCTCGGCCATTGCTTTTTGTAGTTCACTCATTATTTGATCCTCACTGTGACAGACGCGCTGCCCATTTGATATTCGCAACCTGGCACAAGCTCCCCTGCGTCCATCTGCTTCTTGATTGCTGCCATGTCTGGCTTGACTGTGACTGTTGTTAGCTGGCTGGGAATTTCGTGCGGATCTACTACCACAACTTTTTTGCGTGGCTTGGTCCGACTGACTGTTCCCAAAGCGTGTTGGATCTTAGTCTGGCCCATTGCATCGAGCAAGTGACCAATCGTGATCGAGAGCGCTTCCTGTTTTGCTGAGAGGCGTTTTGCTCTGGCGGTGTAGGTCGCTGCTAACTCTTTCGCTGACCCTTCGTAGATTGAGCATTCGGTGCGCTCCTGAATGAGCTTGCCCAGAATGTCCATTGCATCGGTCTCACCGTCCAGCGTGTCAAGAAAGGTGTCCTGATCGTCTCCGGTCAATAGCCTGATGTGATCGGCCATTTCGCGGATCTCTTCAAATTTAATATACATATTGTTCCCCTTGTTTGGTGACGGTCCAAATGATCTCGCCGTTGCCGTACTGGTTTTTGTGACGCCGCCCGGTGTCTTCGATTAGTTCCATCTCTTGCAGTTCCGTTAGGCGCGGCCTTATGCTAGTGATAGGTAGCCGCAGAGAGGCGCTTATCTGCTCCCCTGACCCTCCTCCCAGGGTCGAAAGCGCTCGCAGGGTCTCCAATCTCCTGCCGGCAACCTTTGCGGCCACCTGGTGCGCCGCCGCGATCTCTGTGTCCCCAGCATCGCGGTGGTGCATCTTTTTGGTATTAATCTCATAGATCTTCATCGTCTTCCTCCTCGAATATTGCGCCCTCTCCCTGACACCGCTCACAGTCAACCGGGTCTTCGTAGATCTCTCCGATATCTCTCCCCGCATTGTGCGGCATATAAGTGACCTCAACCACCTTGCCATAGCCATCGCACTCCGGGCATACCACTGACGCCCGCTCGCGCCGGTCCTGGAATATGTCTTTCACTCTGCCCATCACAAAATCCCCGCAAAGAAAAATAAAAGATAGAAGGTGAGAAACAGGCTCACAACTCCGATGGTATCTTTAAGCCATTCTTTCCAATCGTTCATGATTTTACTCCTCAATTATGATTTTTATTGAAGACCAACAAAACATTGCCGATCACTTTGCTGCTGAAGCCGGTGACGTTCATCAACTTATCGATAAAGAATTGTTCTAAATCGTCTCCGTTTTTAAACTCCGCGCGATAGTATGGCTCACCGTGCTTGTTAAACATTTTTTCAAAGTAGGCATCTAAATGCTTGGGTGCATCAGACATCCGCTCGATCATGTTAGTGTGATTAACTGCCATTGCACTCTCCTTTTGACTTAATGATGCGCCCGAAGGCGCACTGTTAAATCAACCGTGGTAGCTGATCTGGACGAACTTAACCTGGGGCAAGTCGGGGATCATGCTGCTATATTCGTAGATGTCTTCCATGCCGTTGAAGTGGCCGTACTGGTAAGGCATACAAATGTCGCTGATCTTCTCTTTGTTTTGATAGTCAGCTTCATCGCAGTAGATCCGCACACCGTTGCACATAGACGCGCTGAAACTGCTAACGCTGGCTTTGAACCCTGCCGCTTTCATCTTGGCTTTGATCTGGGCCGCTGCCTGTGCTTGAATTGATTTCGCCATTTTCTTTTCTCCTCTTGGTTTAGTGATGCGCCCCGAAAGACGCACTGCTAAATCAAGCTTCGCAAACACCCAAAACGCCAGGGTTGATCCACTCAGCGAACAAACCATACTTGTCCAAGATCTTGTTGATCTTTTTGCTAACTCCGAAATCATCCAAGCCACCTGGAAACTCGCAGTAATAGTCAGCCCAGCAAACAGGGTAATTTTTTTCGCCGCTGATAACGAACTTATCGGGATCGTCCCAACCCTCGATCACAGGGCAACCAATTTTCTCCAAAGCATTGAAGGCTTTTTGAAAGTTCTTTTCCATTGTCATAACTCCTAACAGATCCGCATTACTTGACCGGCTTTCGCCGCATCGCTCCAGGCTTGCTGCCCAGCCTCGTCACCAGATTGAACCAAGGCCAACAAGCTTTTCTCGAAGATGATATCCTCGATGTCAGTCTGACGCTCACCGGGCTGGCTGTTGCTGCCGTTGTCGAACAAGTCGAACATCGCGGCGTTTTTCTGAATCTTAGCCATGTCTGATTCCTCTCTTGATTAACTTACTCTTAATAGATAAGGTGATATCACAATAAAGGTCAAGGGGTAAATCAAACTTTTTTTAAAGTATTTGATAACCTGCTGAAAGAAAAGGAAAGAAAGTTGAAATATCAAACTAAAGAAGAGGCAAAGAAGGCGCTTGTTGTCCGATTGCCTGCCGGTGTCAAAGCCCGATTGGATAGCGCTTCGCAATCCCAGGGGATATCACAAAGCCGGTTGGCTTCTGAGCTGATATCGGAAGGATTGAACCAATCTGTAAGCCTGGAAGCGATCCTTGATGATGTTGGAGTCGTGGTTGAATCCGACGATACATCAGACGTTACAGATTGGCTGAAACGGATATGACCAGCACTTACATTTGGCTCCCTGGTCAACCGATCGGCAAAGGTCGGCCCAGGTTCACCAGGACCGGCAGGGTCTACACTCCAGAGAAAACGCGCCGTTATGAGCATCGGCTGGCCGGTACTGCATCAAATTACATGATGTTGCACCAGCTCGAACCAACAGCAGGGCCATGCCAGATGGTAATCAAGGCGCAGTTTGAGATCCCTAAGAGCTGGACCAAAGCAAAAAAGGCGGCGGCTGAGGCTTATGAGATATTACCCGGCAAGCCTGACATCGATAATATTGCCAAGATCGTCCTGGATAGCTTCAATGGCGTGGTCTTCGAGGATGATGCCCAGGTGTACGATCTAAAAGTTGTCAAAACTTATGGAGATCCATGTTTGTTGACAGAGGTCACTTGCTGGAAGTGGTAATAGAAACGCCCCTGCAATTTCTTGCAAGGGCGATAGGACTGAAGTACACTAGAAGAACCAAAAACAAGTGCAGGTTCAGAATAGGACGATCCTGCCCAAATGAAAAGGGTAAAAGCGATGTCATTCAAAGCGACAAATTGGGCGCTGACCATCAAAGGGCTGAAGCCAGCCACCAAAATCGTGCTGATCTATCTATCTGATCGGTTCAATCCTGATTATGGATGCTTCCCCAGCATAGCCAAGCTTGCTGAAGATTGTGAGATGTCAGAGAAGTCGGTGCATACTCACCTGGACAAACTGGAAGCCGCCGGTCTCATTACAAAGACAGCCAGGACAAAGGGAAATGGCATCAAAACGAGCAATAGTTACAGGCTCCATATGTCAACAAATCCCGATATGAAAAATTTACAGAACGGATATGTAAAATTTACAGGTTCCGATGTGAAAAATTTACATACTAACCTAGTAAGTAATAACCATGTAAAAGATAACCTTAATAATATGTCCATTTTTGAGGATCTTTGGAAGATCTATCCGAAGAAAGTCGGCAAGGGTACAGCTCGCAAAGCACTGGCGACAGCAATGAAGAAAGCTCCCATCGAGCAAATCCAGCATTCGCTCTCGCTCTTCGTCCGATCATGGGGACAGCAAGATAAGAAATTCATGCCGCACCTGGCAACATGGCTAAACGGTGAGCGCTGGGATGATGAGATCCAGCAACCATCTCTCCAGGATATGACAAGCGACCAGCAGATGCAGGCTATCCTGGGATCGATCCCGACCGACAGAAAGATGATCCAATGAACTACGAGCAGAGAACAAAAGCGATCGGCGCATGGCTGCAAAAGGAATTGCAATCGTATGACGTACCGGCAAACCACACGCCTGATCGAGCAGCAACCGAAATGTCTGCTATGGTCGAAGACATCAACAGCGAGATCGTCAGCAGCATAAACGAGGAAGGGCTAACCAACATCCTACGCAACATGGGCAAAGACATCCGCAAGAACAATCGCACCCGATCATGGCCCACAATCTACAACATGGTCAAAGCAGCACAGAAATGCTCAGACGCATACAAGCCACCAATTCTAGGACCGGCAAAGTCAATCGCCTGGGACAGTGATGCCATAGAAGCCAGACGAATGAACCGGGGAGATCCAGTCGCAGAGACCTACATCACAGGATCAGGAGCAGACAGACTGCTAGAAAAAAACCTCGTGACGATGAACGTCATTCAAATGTATCGGCAAAGCCTGGAAGAGAACCGCATAGAGACCTATGCCCGGAGAGAGCAACCAGCCGACCCAATAGAGGATTACCCGTTTTGAGACCCAAACAACTCAGAGCCAAAGATCTAAGAGCCTTTGCAATCGTTCCCATCAGGGCGATCAAAGACCCACGGATCACGCCATCAACTCTCCGGGTTCTGGTAGCCTTCTGCTCTTATGCTGACACAATGGGTAGAACCTTCGTCTCACTCGCAAGGATCGGACAGGACATAGGACTAGGCAAGACCGGAGTTTCATACCACTCAGTCAAACTGCGCAAGCTCGGATACCTCACCTATTGCAAGCCATTCTTCAAAGGCCAGAAGTCAACAGCCAACCGCATAGTCTACGATCCATCACTCAAACTAGAGGAAAGCATCAAGGCAAGGCTCACAACCAAACAGCAAATACAACTAGGTGAAGCTGAGGCAATGCTAAAGCAACAGGCTATTCAATCCAAGTCTGGACTTAACACGCAAGCTGAACTGGACCTATCTAAGTTTAGGGACGAATTTCAGTGTCTCACAGCAGACTTTTTCAGCAGGGCAAAAGGCGCAGGCTGGTGGATCTCACCGGATATGGAGGAGAGAGCCGCAGCAATGCTGGCCAATCAGGCTTCAGAGCTGCTGAGAGAGCCGCACAGTGACGAAACAGAGGCGGCATAGGTATGGGTAGCCAAACGATCCTATCGTCAATGGTTCGGGCGCACAGCAAGCCTGGGCACATTAAGAGCCATAATCCACATTATGTTAAATTGCAGACACAAGATGTTGTGGTTGACGGGCATCGAGGCACAAGAACACCACGATCCTGCCACATTTGGAACAGCACCCCTTGCCCCCCCGCCCCCTCGCGCCTACTGTACAGTCCCCCACGAAACTATTTTCCAAAAAACCATGAAAGGAGGCTCCCATGCCTAACAAGAAGCCAGGATTATATGCGAACATCCATGCTAAGAAGAAGCGTATTGCTGCTGGTAGCGGCGAGAAGATGCGGAAGCCAGGTAGCAAGGGCGCTCCTAGTGACGCTGCTTTTCGCAAGGCTGCCAAGACTCGGATGAAGAAGTCTTATGGATGATGGTGTAACTGTGTGGGTTGTTTATCCAGATGGCCTGCGCATTTACCATGATGGTAAGCAGGTTGGTTTGATACCTACTGATAAGTTTCCTAACGTGATTAGGGATCTTGCGAAGGGGCTATTGTAATATCGTTTTCTATGCGATATCGTAATCCCACTGTAAAGTTGTATAGGAGATACACATGAACAAGCGATTTAGTGTTGTGCAAGCGAAGGAAGTGCCTGGTCGGGACAAGCCTGTTTGGCTGCGTCATGGCATTGCCTTTCAGAATGACAAGGGGATCAGCATCAAGCTTGAGGGATTGCCTTTACCCAACAAGGAGGGTGAGGTTTGGCTGAAGCTGTTTGAGGATGATGGCAATCGTTCTCAGCAAGCGGCTCCTGCTTCTGCACCATTAGACGACTCCATTCCATTTTAGGTGATTGGTAAAATCTAATGGCTAGAAAGAAAGAGGATAAGATAAAACCTATCCCGCCGGTTGGTCGGTTCGGTGGTGCGCGTGTGTTGCAGCGCCGGATCGGTCGGTCGGAGACTTTAGCTCAGAACAAGGAAGCTGTTGCTACTGAGCTGATTGCGATGGGTACGGCTCGAATAACTGATATCATCA